CATTTTTTTTTTGTTTTTTGAAGTAAAGAATAAAAGATATAAAATAGGTTAATAAGTAAACTATTATTGTGAGCGGAATAGACACAACAAATAGATATACTATTGCAATAAATTTTATTAGTATTTTTTTCATTGAAACGAATTTTCCAACATTTTTATTTCGTGATTATAATGCTCAATAGCGGCATCAATTAAAATACGAATTTCAAATGCTAAATCAAACGGAATATCGTTTTCATTAATGGATAAGAATTTACCCCCTGAACCATAAAAGAATATTGTAACTTGTTCGTATGGGGTAAGTGAGCGGAGCGCCTCTAAACGCTGAATTTTGGATTGCGCTGCGGCAATTTGACCCAAAATTTTTTGGTCGGTGTTAAATGTCATAAGATAGGGTTTTTTGTTTTGTAGGCTAAAATTATACATAAATAATTGAAACCACCAAATATTTTTTTATTATGGGCAAAAAAATACCCCCAAAATAGAAATTTCGGGGGTTTTTCCTTACTTGCTTGTATTTAACCCTATCTATAACAAAAATAAATCAGCCTCAGCCTTCCTACGCCTCGTTAAACCGGGTATTTCAACCAATATACCGGCTGAATTACGCCCTTTATTCCATTTTAAGAACTCCGCCGCTACTTCGCTTTTAGGACTTCCGGCGTTTAATTTTCTTAATAAAGTAGACCTTTGTAACGCTCCTAATCCTAAATTATAGGCAAAAGAGGTTAAACTATCCAATTGTGATTGATTAATGGGTACTTTAACCAACTTTTTAACGCCAGTGGCAAATTTTCCGGCATCTAACCTTAACCAACGGAGCGCCGTTTCTTTGTCAATAATATCCCCTTCCTGAACTTTACGTTTTGCATCGTGGTTATATGTGGAACCAAACCCAATTGTCCAAATATTACCGGTGTCCCGATAACTTTTAAGCCGTTCCCCTTCAAAATCTTTAATAAAGTTTAAACCCTTTGCAGAAACTCCCATAGCGGTTGCGGTTGTAAGTAATAAGACAATTGCAGCCACAATAATTATTTTTGTGGTTGTTGTCATTATTTTCTATTATTTAAATTAATATCACTATCCTTTGCGGCTACTAAACCTAATCCGGTTAAAATTGCGGTTACACCGCCCGGAATATCGCCCTTTACAATTGTTGCAATACCGGTAATTAATGTACCGATACCAAATAAACTTGTTTTCCAATTTTTAAACATAAAATATAATTTTAGTTACCATAATAATTGGTCTGCATAATATCCGGCGCTGCCTTTAATATGCCTATCCTTTTCGTGTCTAATTTTATATGCCTTACGGCGTTCATCTGCAATCTTTTTACCGCAATATTTTAAATAATAGGGATAATCTAAATAATTCCTATCCCCAATACTTACTATAAAATTTCCATACACATCATAAACATCAATTTTCTTTTTGATGTTTTCGCTTGGCAAAACAATCACATTTAATTGTTCTGCCTTCCTTTTAGTGTATAGTAAAATCTTATACATTTATTTTTTAGTAAAAAAATCTAATTTAGTTTCAATTCGTGCCAATCGGTCTAATATTTCAGTATTAGTATTATTGTGCTTAAATAAATCTTTTTCAATTTTATCTAAACGGCTTTTAGTGGTAAAATAAAAACCACTGGCAACCGCTACGAATGTAAATACACTAATTATCAATTCCGTTTGCATCATTTTCTACTTTATCATCTTTTAGTATTGCTCTTGAAATTACATTGAAACTATTAGCCGCTAAAAAACTGGCGTCCATATTTTCAAAAATTCCGCCTTTACTTGCAGCGTCTAATACTTGTTTAATTACGTTTAATGCTTGTTCGTTTGTCATAGATTTTTATTTTAAGGTTTAATTAAGCTAAGGTAAGATTTAATTGTGTTGCCGCCCATTCATACGCCCATTGGTTTACATCACTTTGCGTTCCCCATTGGTCATACGTTGGTTCTACCATTGTTAAATTTCCGTCTTGTAATTTAACTTCGGCGCTATCTAATAACTGCCAATAAAATGTTGCACTATTTAGTAAGTTATCATTAATGATAATTAAGTTAAAAAGGGTTGCGGTTTGTTGTTGTCCGTTTACCCAAATTTGAATAGGTTGTATTTGTTTCATATTATTTTATTTGTGTTATTGTATAATCCCATGTAGTTGTTCCATATCCTGCACCTGTTGTTAATTGTAAATTTAATCCACTTGCACTTAATGTTAAAAATAAAGCGGGATTTGTATTGTCTTGCCCAATATTATATGCACTCATACCAGTACCATAAATAAATACTATACCAATTACGTTATTTGCTCCACTACCCGCCTGACGAACTGAAACTAAATAAACTTGATTTTCTGAAATATCTGCAAATGTATAAAATGTTCCAGTTGTTGCGCCACCCAAAGAAAATTGATTACTTGCTGCATAAATTCCACCACCCTGAGTAATTAAACCATTTAAAAATGTAGCACCATTAACTTGAAATTTTGCACCATTGTCTGACCCCGTTCCTACTCTAAAATTTCCATTAGAAAATATTGTTGCACGTGTATTATCACTGGTTTGTAAATTTAAGTTTGTATATGCTCCCGTTGTTCCATAAGATGTACCAATAAAAGCATCAGTGCCATTATGTGATATATAAGTAAAGCTATCAGTTGTATTTGCTATTGAAGATATACCATAGGTTCCGCTTGTTGCTTGTTTAACCCACAATAAACCATTATTTCCACCGCCTACGCCAGCTGGTCTGCCAATAGTATTTATTGAAAGTACTCCACTTGAATCTAACGTCATAGCTTGGGTAAAAGATATAGTGTTACCTGCTAATCCTGATGCAGCTACTCTAAATTTAAAACCATCACCAATGTCTAAACGAGATGCAAAACCATTAGCATAATATTTATTGTCACCATTAAAATATCCATTACCAAATAAATAACCAGTTGTTGAGTTTGCCATTGTAGAAAAACCACCATTTAACTGAATAGCTTTAAATCCTGTATCCCACGTATTTGGTGTAACTCCTAATCCTAAATTACCTAATGCATCAATAGTCATAGCAGATACTCCGCCATTAACCTCAAAATTCAATATACCATTTGCATTATAGTTTGCAAGTGTTACTCTATTTAATGTAGAAGAATAATACAAAGCACCACTTCCCGCAGTCATTCCGTCTAAATAATATCCTGACGCTCTTGCACCTCCATTAACTTGAAGCAATTGACCCCCATCTACACTTGTTCCAATTAGAAAATTTCTTGATGATGATATTCTTGCAGCCTCTTGCGTATTAGTACCATTATAAATACCAAATAATATTGGACTTGCAGTTGTGCTACTATTAAAAATAGCCATATCCCTATCAGCCGCACCCTGAATAAAATTATTTGTTGTGGTTGCTAAACCAATACCAATTTGTTTTGTTGCACCCGAACCGCTATTGTTAATTCTTAAACTTGGTGCGGTTGCACCAATTACAACAATATGATTATCTCCGGTGGCATTATTTACAACTAATTGCCCACTGGTTGTTGTTTGCGCTCCTATAAATGTTTGACCGGTTGTTTTTTTAATTGTTAATGGTTGTATTGCTCCAACTACATCAAAAATAACATAGTCATTTGCACCGGCATTATACGAATTACCAATTCTCCATAATGGAGTTCCGCTATTTTGAAATGCAATTTTTGTATCGTTTGTACCCGTTGTTTGATTTAATTGTATAATTTGATTTTGGTCGTGAAATATCGTTAATGCGGTTGTTGGTACATTTGTACCAATTCCCAAATGTCCGTTTACACTATCCCAAAATAAATCGTTACTACCGGTAATACTTGAAGTGCCACTAAAATAAGTTACTTGACCGGCTGCACCTGAACCCGTAATTGTACCGGTAGAACTTGGACTTAATAAAAGCCACGCCGTTCCGGTATCTCTATATAAATCTAATGTGTCGGTTGAAATAAATATTCTACCAACAAAAGACGGCGCCGGTCTATTAGCTAACGTATCGGCAAAAAATGCCGGAGTTTGCCGTTGGTTTAATATTGATAAATCTATATTAGGCATTTGAAATATAATTTTTCTTTACTGAAACTAAATTATTTGAACCGCCAGTGTTAATAAATGTCGCTAATAATCTTGTTGTTAAAAATTCTCCGGCATTACCTTCAATTTGAAAACTTTGATTTTGTTGTAATACAATACTATCAATTTGAACGGCATTCGTTCCGTAATTAACAAACAATATACTATTGCAA